CACGGGCAGTTTCCGTTGTAGACCCAATAGATGTGCCATTTATATAAACTACGTTTGAGGTTCCGTTGCGGACCAGAGCAAAATGCGTCCAAGCATTTACAACGGGTGTACCTGCATCAACAATAACCGACCAACCTCCACTATTGTTATAAATATAATAATAGTTGCCCCCGTTAATACCAAACCAAATGCCTTGAAAATCATTACCTTGGGCAGTTGAAACTATTGTCCTACTACCATCCACTGCTTGATTGTTTATCCAGCCCTCAATAGTGAAATCACCTGTACCAAATGTAAATTCATCCGCACCAGTTTCAGCAACACTTAAATAATCATCACCATCAAACGACACACCCCACTCACCATCAGGCCGAGCAAATGGCCCAAAGGAACCTTGGGTTACATTGCCGTTGGCAGTGATGGTGTGATTAGATGCAGAGCCATCATCAAACGCATTGTTTACACCGTTGTTACTGCCCTCAAAGTGAGACAGAAAACTAACACGGTTGAACTCATCGTCAGATGGACCTGTAGGTGTACCAGCCGCGCCGTAAAAAACACTGTCAAATGATCTAGGCAATGGCTGTTCCTCCTAAGAAGCCATAGTATGTAGTGCCGCCATCGCGGGTGAAGAAGGCGTATGCTTGTACCTCGTTAGCTAACGCTGCATCAGGCGCACTACCCCCAGCCCAATCGACTGTGTTGGGCCATGTTATTGCAACGGCTGAACTGTGCTGCGTTAGAAACAGAGTAAAGCTAAAGGCTGTTCCAGAACCGGGAGGATTGCTAAATGCAAATGTAGTAGCTTGATCCATCGTCAAAGAAAAAGACGTGGCAGTTGCTAGGTTAAGTGTAACTGTGGATGCAGCACTCGACGCCACATATGTCTCTTGATAAGTGGTAGGCTTTACTGCGCCTGTAATGGCTACGCTTGCGTTTTTTACTTCAAGTTTTAAATTCCCATTGTAATACAGTTTAGTCCCAGCGCCCGTAATAAACTCAGCCATATTGTTTGAGTTCGCATTATCATAGCAAAGAACTGCATACCCGTTTGAACTTAAAGTTAAGCCACCAGTTCCAACATCTTTTATAACTGAAACGCTACCGTTATGAGAAATTTCAAGGTCAGACCCATCGCCAAACACAGCCTTAGCACCATCAGGAAACTTAATATCATCAGTGCCTGTAGGTATACTAAACACTGTGGCATCTGCATCGTTTTTAAATGTAATATCTGAGGTAGAACCCTGACCTGTCAGGATCAGACCTTCTGCTGCTGTGTAGCCTACTGCTGCATTATCACCTGCTGCAGTGTCTCCTGCAGGTTCTACTGTGCCTGATGCAATTACATTGCCTGTTACTGATACGCCTGTGGATGTTGTGGCTAGTTTCTTACTGTTGTCATGGTAAAGTTCTACCGCACCATCAACAAAAAACTTTGCCGCCGTTTCCGAAGCCGCTGAGTTTGTAATACGAATAATTGTATCACTCTGAATAAATAAATCACCCTGATTATTATCAATCCTAGAGTGAGTACCATCGTGAAAAATCTGCAAGTCAGACCCAGCACCAAACATTGCTTTAGCATTGTCAGGAAATAGAATATCGTCAGTGCCTGTAGGTACAGTAAACACTGTAGCATCTGCGTCATTCTTCAGTGTAATATCTGATGTAGAACCCTGACCTGTAAGGATCAAGCCCTCTGCTGCAGTGTAACCAATAGCAGCATTATCACCAGCCGCCGTGTCTCCTGCTGGCTCTACTGTGCCTGTAGCAATCACGTTGCCTGTTACTGATACGCCTGAGTTAGTTGTAAAAAACTTTGTATTTCCATCATAGTATAAAATAACTGAGCCATCTGGGGTGGCATAAATCATTGACTCAGAACCATCAGATTTTTGAAGACTAAAGTTTTCGGCCCAAATTCTAAGATTTCCCGCCCCAGCATCTCGTATAATAGAATTAGACCCATCGTGATAAATCTGCAAATCAGACCCAGCACCAAACAGGGCTTTTGCATTATCAGGAAATGCGAGGGACGTTCCTACTGAACCCGTGTTTAAAACAGGAGAAGTAAGCGTCTTGTTTGTAAACGTCTGCGTTGCGGCAATACCCGCGATTGTGTCTGTAGTCGCGGGAAGTGTCAGCGTCACGTTTCCGCTAAACGATCCGTGAGCGGGAGCTTTTATCTCAGCATAATGCAAGTTGCTTGACTCGCAATAGAACTTAACAACAGACTGTGATCCACCGTTCTTTAGGTCAATAACACCTGTTGAAATTGCTACATTGCCGCCAGCGGTAATTGTTCCTGTCGTAGTTAACGAGGTAGCCCCATCATTAACAAATATGTCCGCCGCAGACGCAGTGATAAACACCTCGGCACTACCGCTAAGACTAATAGCATTGTCAGAGTTGGAGCTTTCTGTAACAGAACGGGTAAGCGTTGTTCCGCTAGAAGTGAAAACGCCACTTCCTATCTCAAAATTAGTGCCGTCTTCTATAGTGTACCGAACCGTCTGACCATTAGTTATGCCAGCTTGTGCAAAGGTCTGATACCCGGACAGGGCGCTGCCCAAGGTAATCGTTCCAGTACCCGTGGTACTGGTGGACATTTTTGCACGATTTCCTAGTGATATCGCCATGTTATGGACTCGTTATCCGAATTATTGCGTTGCTTGCATCTGCCGTAGGAAACACAATGGTGAAGTCACCTGAACTAGCACCCTTATCTGCCCCAAAATCCAACACACAAACGGACGGATCACCTGTTGCCGCTTCGTTATAAATCAACGCGCCTCTTACAGAGGAAACGGTTACGTTGGAAAACACCTCATCCGCAAAGTCCGTCAGGGCTGTTGTGCCGCTAGTAGTGGGCGTTACGCTTGTTAAAAACTGACCTTTTGCTGGGTAGTTTGTACTGTCACTTTGGGCGATTTCGTGAGTTGCCGTGTATGCCTCAGTAGCAGCATTTAAAGTCGCATTGTCAGTATAGAGCGCCAGTTTAAAAACATTGCTTGCCGCAGTAAAGTTATGTGTAGCCGTCATCAGTTCTTTTTTGAACGAAGTACACAGGAAATTTCCGTTAAAAGCCATTACATTTTCCTTATATATTCGGCCAACGTAGGATGACCCGCTTCTTTGATTGCATTATATACCGTAGTACGGTCACTTTGAATAGCCTGTTTCATATAGATAACCAGTAGCTTTTCTATGCTATCACGGTACGCAATAGCCTGATCCCGTAACGCAGGGTGAGCGTCTTCCGAAAAAGCAACAATCTTTCCAACACAGCGATGCGCCACCTCTTCAGGGGTTGCTCCACGATTATGGGTTGTTTGAACGTCAACCTTAAACTCTCCAAAAGACATGTTGTTCATTGTTTGGCCCTCACTATCTGACCTGTACGGTACTCATCAGTAACTTCTTTAGCCTCACCAAGCATCTTGAGGCCCATAATCGCTTCACCAAAACGCTTTTCATACAAAACCTGAAGGTCTTGTTCGCCTTTCATAAACACGTAGGCTTCCATCAAAGCGCCGTAAAGCAAAGCAACCTCTGCGTTCTGACTAATCCAAGATTCTGTTGTATCAGCACTAACAGCAGACAGAATACCTGTTGCTCCGCTAGAACTGCCTGTTATTGTTTCTCCAACAGTAAAGTCACCCGCAGGAATAACCACCTGTAATGTAGTAGAAGACGGCACAGTTTTTACAACGGCAGACTGCAAACTGGTAGAACCCGTTGCCTTGTCGCTTGTAGTAAACGTCTGGCTGTTAACATTTGTCATAGTTAACGTAAACGTGCTTTGAGTTAGACTAGTTGGTCGATAGAAATAGTGCAACTCAACCGTGTAACCGCTATTAGGTGTGGGCGATATTATAAAGTTATCAACATCAAACTGTCCATAATAACGCGGTGAACCCGTAGTGGCAGGATTGGGATTAAAGGACTGCAAAAAATCCGCGTCCTTAAAATCCAAGAAAACTTGATTGCTACTAGCATCCGTGTAAGACAACGAAAACGGCGCAAGAAAATCAGACGGACACGTTAAAAACTTGTTTGAATCACTCATAACTCCGCTGGCGTTGCGTTGGAACAAACTTAACTGAACGTTTTTTAAAATACGTTCTTCCGTGTTTCTGATAAACACAGGCAAATTGTTGACAAACGTGGTTTCATCGTTTTCAGTATAGTCTTTTATAGCCTGTTTTAGAGTTGTATATGTGTAGCTCATGTTGTCACCGTGACCTCTCCTACTGAAGCTTCTAAGGCTACCGTGTTTTCAATGGCGGTTGGGAGTTCCGCGGTTCCCGACGTAGACCAGTTCCCGTTTCCTAGATAAATAATTCCATTGGTGGTTTTAACCATAAAAGGTGTGTTTGTGTCCGGTTGTTGAGGCCGAGCGTCTTTTAATGCTTGAGGGTCTGAAACTGTGCGGAAAGGACCTAATTGCGGCTGCTTCGGCTCAAACTCGTCTTTGCCTACCA